TCAATCGGTCCAACAGCAAGAGATGCGGCTTCAGCTAATGCGTAAGCAACACGCACACGACCAGCAAGTTCATTAGGTTTAATGAAATCAATAGGCGTGTTCTGGGACCACTTAGTTTTTTGGACACTATATGTAGTAGCCATCTGTTAAGCCTCCGAACAAGTAATAGCGACGACTTTTTTCTCTTCAACACGCGTAGCGCCAAATGTAGCTTTGACGAACACTTGTGTAGAATAGTTCTTGTCGGCACGTTCAGTAATATTAACATCTAGATCATTCCAAATGCCAAGATGCAGCCCAGACTTTGCCCAACAAACAGCGGTACGGTCTGTACCAGAGAGTCCTAGACGTTGACTATCGATGAAGTTAAAGCCCATAAATGAGCGAATACGTCCATCAACTAAGACAGGCTTGTTAGTAAAATCAAGGCTAACAGCTTGAGTTTGACCAAGAAGATCATCGTGCTGTTGTGCGCCAATAGCGCAATACAACGGCTCGTTATCTACGTCAACTTCAGCAGCAATTAGTAGCTGCATCGCTTCACGCAATTTAGCAATTGTCAAACCACCAGCAGTAGTACCGGCTGTTTGACCAGCAGGGAAAGCTGTAGAAGTCGTACCATCTTCACCCGTCAAAGCAGTTGCTGTGGCGGCTGTAATGATAGCGTCATCCATTGCACGACCTATGCTCATTGCTCCGTTAACTGCATACGGAGACGTAGGGTCGGCAATAATTTTCAGCTTATCAGTGTCGTCGATGAGATCAGCCCAACGATAAGTGCTAGGAAAGACCCAGCGTTTGTCATGAGGTGTCTCAATAAGTGGAGTGTCGGCGTGTCGTGTAGTCTGCAATTCGGCAGTGACCGCACCGATTTGATTGACAGCAGCACCTGATTTACCGCGATAGCTATCTTCCATGACTGTGCCACGGAATTTAGAACCACGCTGTTGAAGCAGATGCTCGACTGTCGATTTATAGTCAATTACTGACCAGTCGAGTATTTCATTTGACATTGGTATAGCCTTCCTATGTCGGTTAAAACAATAAGCTGGAAGGCTTGTCCAAGAAACTTGGGGCCACTACTTAGGCTGTATTATCGGCCCTTACGGGTTATCGACGTAGCCTGTTCGACACCATCATTGATGCGCTTGGCTAATATTATTGACATAAGTGTTGTTTAAACGCAAGCGTCATCTTCCTTTTTTACGTCGATGTCGCCTATTCTCTTGCAGCGTATCTTCGGTAATATTTTGAACTATTTCAAGGTTAGGTGCTATTGTGCCACCTGTAATATACGCTTCAAATTGCGCGGCAAGGGTGAGAGGATTGTCTCTCTCACCCATTCCAATCGCTAATTTGAGAGCTTCTAACCTAACTTGTGCGCTCATTATACAACACCAGACGCTAATCGAGCTAATGTCGATTTTTTCTCAACGGCTGCTTTATGGCCGGGATGACCTCTATCTAACCACGCATCCATAAACTCTCTGTTCATAGACAACTCTTGCATCTCAGTTTCAGCTTGCGCTGGAGTCTTATGATTTGAGTTAACAAGATCGCCGCTTTCAAATTTGTGATCGCCCATTTTAGTGTTTAAACTATCTACAAATTTCATAGCTTCAACTGGTCCCATAGCTTTATGTAGACCTGATAGTTGATCGTCGTTAAAACCAAGTTTTTGCGCAGCAACTTCAATACCTGCTACTTTTAATTCGTACGCTGCGCCCCATTCTTTTTTAAGTTGCAATTCAGCCTCAGCTTTAGAGATTGCGGCTTCATCAATATTAGTTTGGTTAATTGTGCTAAGATAATCTATGTCGGCTTCTGCCAACCCTGAGAATTGCGAGTCTGTAATTCCAAGGTCATGGGCTTTGTTACGCATAGCGTCAAGCCTTGCTGTATCTGCTCCTTCAGCTAATTTAAACGTATACCCGTCTACGTTATCTGGTCGGCCTAATTTACCGTAAAACTCGTTGCGTTGTTCAGGAGTTGCGTCATCACCTAGCATAGTGACTGTGCGTCCCGCTTTGTCAGCGCCCATTAGTTTTTCAAGATTGTGATAACTTCCCAACACGTTGTCGATTGTGCCGTTTTGAAGTCCTTTGCTTTCAGCCCACGATCTAGTATCAGGGCTAGTTACCCCATCAATCCACGGGGTTGATGTTGCACTTGTCGCTTCAGCGGGTGCGTCTGCTTCCACTGGGTTGCCCGTTTCAACGGACCCGGTTTCTTCGGCCATGTCTTACTTCTCCTATTTCTTTTTTGGTTTATTGTGAATTAAAGTTTTGCTGGCCGTAGTGTGTTTAACGCCAGACATTAATTTTCCTTTAGTTTTATGCGTTGGCCCCGTGTATTCTTTACCACTAGGTAGATAGTGCTTTTGATTTTTTGCCACAAAAACTCCTATTTCTTTTTAGCTGTTTTGGCGCTTTGTTTAAACGCTTTAGCAGTAGGTGCGCCCTTAGTTCCGGGTTTTCTCATTCTTTCGTTACTACCCGCCGCAATACGTTTTTTCTTAGCAGCAATGTTGCTATATAATCCGGGTTTAGCCATGCTATTTCTTTTTCATTGGTTTACGAGCAATAGGTTTTTTAGTAGTAGTTTTGTAGGAACTACCAGTGCTTTTCTTTGCGTAACCTTTAGGGTTTCCCTTAGGCATATCATTCTCCTCTAGGATTAAAATAGGACCACAATTGATCTTCCGTCAAGTTAAGGTGTACTGCGATCCTTAACCACACCTCTCGACGGCCTTGCATAATACCTTCAACTTTTGGGTCTTTATGAAATGTGCTTTCATTAGCTCGACAAAACTTAGCCAGATCGGTCATTACTATCTCAGCGTGGACACCTTTGAATACTAATCGGTATGCTTGCCCGCGTGTGCGTAAAAAGTCTTTTGCCTTTTGAATAGCCTCAAGCATTATTAACCACCAAGTTGTTTCATAATACCTGCTGCTGCTGGCGCTGCTTCAACCATCTGTTGTTGTTGTTGTTGTTGAGCGCGGTCTTCTCGCATTGCAGCTACTGTTTCAGGTGCGCGCATCCATGACGGCGGTACTGCGTTAATCTCAGCTAATTGCTGATAGATTACGTCTGTGTCAAATTGATCTAGCACAGCTAAATCTTGTGTGGTGTTAGCGTAGGCTATAGCTGCCTCTAACGTACGCAACCAACCTGACGCCTCTTCTGCTCTTTGTGAACGAGACAACGGGCTGTCATACTCAATATCAAATTCGCCTTGCGCTTCAATTAGCACATCAGGCATTTGAGGCAACATACCTTGCTTCATTAATACGTCTACTTCACGCTCAATCATAGGGCCAAGCATTTCAGACTGTTGACGACCCATCGTAGGTGACAACAACGCACCTTTTTCACGAGCGCGTTCTAACACTTCGGTAGCTGTCATTGTTGGAGTTTCTATCAAGATTTGAAACAGACTAACTAAAAATCCATCGTTTATAGTCTTACGTTCCATATCCATTAATTCTTGCCCCGCAGCAAGATTACCCACAGGAAGAGCTTGTACCAAAGCACGACCTTCTGCGGAAACGCCACCGGGGTTCATAGCTCCGGGTTTCATACTAAACGTATCTAACACACCGTCATCATGCGATAACAAAACAGGCGCAACTGCGCGATGTCCTTGCGTCAACATAGTTTTCTTTTGCTCGTTTAAAACCTTGATACTTGGCAGAACCATCATAGCGGGAGAACGTCCGTAAATCTCGCCGGGGCCAGTAACATAACGACTGACCTGATAGGGGAACGTATCAAAACCACCTTCACTTAACATATACGCGGCTTCTACTGCTAAATAATACGAAGCAAACGGTTTGCTTTTCTGATCTACTCTGCCTCGATCTATTTCAATTCGAGGTCTGACGCAGTGGATAATCTCATATTTTTTGTCGGGGTGCTTCTCTAAAGAGTTTGTAACGCTATCTGGTAGACTTTTAAAACGCCCTGCATCTACACGTTGTTGCATCTGCCGCGCAGTTAATGAAAATTTTCTGAAACTTGTATCAACAATGCCTTGATGATTTACATCAAACAACAACTCGCGCAAATCTGTAGCTCGATATCGAAGACCCCCGTTATCGTGGCTGTCTACAAACATGATACCTGTGCCAAAAGCCCCAAGGCCCATATAGACTTCGTGTTGTTGCGAAGCGTAGTTTGCTTTAGGTGAGTACCGATGTTTAAACAAGACGTTAGTAGCTTCTTCAAACCACAATTTTACTTCATGGTCCCGCCCTAGCGCTGGATCAGAAGCCGTCAATCTGTGCCACTTTTGTGTGCGTGGCGTGAGCATACTCTCCATCGCGGCTGCAAATCTCTCCAGCGCCAGCGCGGGTGTGCTGTCAATCATCTTGTTAGTGCGTTTAGCTCCTCGCGTAATTCCATCGTCTGATACAGACATGGTATCAGCGTACCGTGGCAATACGCGATCTGCT